GCTGTTGTTGAGGTTCAGGGCCTCCTCGATCTCCGCGTACGTGGCAGAGCCCCGTTGCGCGAGGAAGATGAACACCTGGGCGTGGTGGACCGGGAAAGCGGTCGGGCTGAGAACAGAGAACGCAGCCAGACACCTCTCCAATCGATCCAGATCCATGGCCCAATCATGCGACGACACCTAGGAGTCTGGCACCGGTGCAGACGCAGGCGCCTGCGGGTCCCGCATGTCTCCAGATACAGGCAAACCTCCTGCCACTGCTGGCGGCCTGGGATTGCAACCGATGCGATCAGCAGCAGGCTCATGACGCGATCTCCCCGCCGGTGGATCCAGTGGCACCTAGGAGGCTAGTACAGAGGTACTGGCCTAGATGGTGGTTGAGCACCGCGGCGCCTTCCTCGCTCAGCAGCAGCTGCTGGCCCTTCCGGTGCGGGTGCGGCCGCGTCACCACCAGCCGCAGCGGGCTATGGCGCCAGCTGCCACCGTCGTAACGGCTGCGCCCCCGCAGCAGGCTCACCAGACGGTTTGCGGTTGCCCCCGGCAGGGGCCCGCCATTGCCGCCAGAGCCGTCGCCCATGACCGCTGCCAGATCGTTGATGTGATCAATGCCGCAGGCGATCAGCACCAGCGCCTCAGCCGCGCCGATCGGGATCGGTCGATCCGTTGCACGCAGCTCGCGCAGCAGCCCGGCAATCGCCAGCAGCGCGGCCGCGCCGGCTTCTGGAAGCGCGTTCACATCGTCGTTTCGTTTGGTCATGGTCTTGTGGTGGTGGTGGTCGTGGTGGCGCGGCTCAGCTTGTGAACCAGCCGGGTGGCAACGGCCAGCAGATCGGCCGAATCCGCCCAGGCCGTTGAGCCCTGAGGCTCGGCCTGAACCTGAGCGGCCAGCTGTTCGGCCAGGGCATCGCTGAACGGCCCCAGCAGGGTGAGCAACAGGACCGCTTCCGGCCCCTCGATCTCAATCGTGTGCATGAATGCAGAAATCTGCAGGTGTGCATTCAGTAAGGCGCGCAGGTGCGGCTTGTGCATCGCCTGGGAGGCGGTGCAAGGTCGGGTCTGGCCGCGTCGGGTCCGGCACTGGCCGCCATGGTCGTGTCACCCATCCGAGGGCCCATCCGAGAGCCAGCCCCAGGGCCAGCCGTTGCAATGGCCCGTTCATGGCTGCCACCCCTGGCCCATGGCGGCAGGCGCCACGTCGTAACCGCCTGGCCCGAATCGCTGATGAATGCCGACAACCCAGCCGGCGACGAACAACAGCACGGCAGCGCAGCTGGCCGCCGTGAGCGGATGAATCCTCATTCCCTGAAAGGTGGTGATGGTGGAAGCGCGTTCACATCGCGCGCAAACATGCCGGCCGCCAATGGCCGCGGCCGGCCGGCCCCTGGCGGGCCCCTGCTGTGATGGCGTCAGCGCAACGTGGCGCCGATCTCAATCCCTCTCAACAGCTGAAAGGCTTCGCGTCCTGTGAGCGCCTCGGCGATCGGTTGGCGTCCGTTGCCGAACCGCCGGTAGATCCCCCAGCCGACGCCGGCTGTGAGCTCTGGCCATAGATCAGTCATCGGAATCCCGACCGCTTCCGCGGCGCGTTCTGCAGCTCGCTGTAGCTGTCTTGTGCTGATGCGAATCGCCATGGCGTGGTGGTGGTGGTGGTGAACAGCCGGTAAGGGCTGCAGGGTGCCGACCTGCCACCGCCAGGGGCAGCAGGAAGGGCACCGGGCAGCCGTCAGTCCCTGATCTGAACAGGCATCAGCAGCAGCTCGAGCCGTGGCGTTTCGCCGTGCTGGCCAATCCGCGGCGCATAGGTCGCGCTGAACACAAATGGCGTAGTGGCACCGTTGCCCTCGCAGCTCGTCACGGTTCGGCTGTCTGAGAGCTTCTCAACCACTGCGCACCACTCGCGCAGATAGCGAGCATTAAAAGCCCACCGCTTCCCGGGGTTGTTGCTGAACGATTGCGGCCACAGCTGATTGATGTTCGGGTAACTGCCAACCTTGCCGAAATCGGCTGCTGTGTGAACTGAGAAGAACCCAGACAGGTTTACGGATGACAGCTCAGCCAGGCCTTCCTTCTTCCCCCCGTGGAAGACCGCGCGTAGGTCTTGCGTCACGGTCAGCAGCTTGCCGTAGGAGACAGCCTTCCTGAGCGGTTTCGCGTACAGCAGCACGCCAGCATCAGGGATCCGCCAGAGGCTTGGCATCCCATCGGCGCCATAGGCCGGGAACCGATACCGAAATGCACGGTGTCCGTCGGTCGCTTCCACCTGGTAGGCGTCACCGTCCCTGTGGATGTGAACAAACCCCAGCAGGCCTTTGCTTTCATCGGTTGACGCGAACTGCGCAGCAGCCCAGACGGGCCAGTAGGGCAGCACTGCGCAGCAGTCGCCGGAACGGCTGGCCAGTTCGCAGGCCTGCAGGTCTTCCGCGGACAGCTGCGCAAGGGTGGCGGTTTTCATCGTTGTTGCCGTGGTGGTGGTGGTGGTGACAGCCGGTGAGGGCTGCAGAGAGGCCTTAAGGCCTCAGTGCAGCCGTCAGTAACCCAGCCAAGCCAACAGGGCATCAGCTGCAAACGATTCGCCCTTGTCCTGTGTGTCGACGATGTAGGCCCCCAACGTCTCGCCGTGCATCCACAGCAAATTGTCCGCGTCGATTGCGCTCAGGCGGCCGTCAGCGTCCGCCGCATCCAAAACCGAATCAGAGAAATCCATGGCCTGCCCGTGGTGGTGGTGGTGGTGGTGGTGGTCTGCAGCAGTGCCGACCACCACCAGACGGTAACACATCCTCTCCATGGATGGGGAGTTCTTCACCAGCCGGTGGCAGCCACACCAGCCACCACCAGCCACCACCAGCCACCACCAGCCGGTGGCAGCCGCATCAGCCGCATCAGCCGCGTCAGCCACCACCAGCCGCATCAGCCACACCAGCCACCACCAGCCGCATCAGCCACACCAGCCACCACCAGCCGGTGGCAGCCGCATCAGCCACACCAGCCACCACCAGCCGCATCAGCCGGTGACAGCTGCCAGGGACGCATCAGCCACCACCAGCCACCGCCACCACCGCGCCACAGCTGGATAGATCGCGGCAGGCAGGCGGTAGCAAGACAGACAGCGCATCCCATCACCGCAGGCCACCCGATGCCACCGGCTGGCCATCGCCGCAGCCGCCGTCACATCCACCACCAGGGCCACATCAGCCAGACCATCGCCACGTCGGCAACAGCAACAGCCAGACCGGCCACATCCGAACCCAGCAGATCAACAATCCGCAGAACTCGCTGACAGCAACAGGGATCTAATCGCGTGGATGCCGCAGACACTGCAGGCAGGTCACATCGGCCGGCTGCTGCACCCTTTCCCCCCTCCCCCCCCCTGGCCTCAGCAGCAGTAAGACCCACCCCTCCCCCTCTCCTTTCTCAAGGCAACGACATGGGGTGCATGGGGGGGCTGTCTGCGTGCGCTAGCAGGGGAACCCGCCTGGTGACGCGACCCAAAAACGGGAGGGGGGTGAGGGGTAGCCGGGGGGTGGTGGGAGGCGTTGGGGGGCGACGAAAGCGAACAAGCCCCCGAGAGGCCCAGGAAGGGGCCCGAAAGGCGTCGATGGTGTCGATGTACCCCCACCACATCGGAGGGGCCTTGTGAGGGCGTCTAGAGGCCGCTGACGGCGTGAGGGGCCCCGGAGGTGTGGTGGGGGTGTGATTGATCAGCGGGAGTGCAGAGATCGGGGGGGGGTGTGATTGCTGCCTTCCCTGCCCCGAGCCGAGCACGTGCGAGCTGAGGGGTGCGGGGGCGTGAGGGGATTGCCTGGTGTGGGACGGGTGAGGTCTTGTCCCTGTTTGGGCTAAGGGGAGTGAGTAGAGAGATCCAGAGGTGCCGCGGCACATTCGATTGAGCGAGAACGGGTGTTGGCGCCTTGGATCCGCAACTTGTAGATTTGACGGTGCGAGAGTCCGCTCCCTCACTCAATCTACTTCGGTGTCACACCTAGGACCAAACGGTGTCACACCTACGATTTCGGGGGGCTCAGCGGGCGCAGCCACCACCACCACTGCCGTCCATCCATGGCCGCCACCACCACCGCCACCCCCCATTTCGTGATGCTTCAGCTCGCGGGCGAGCACGGCCTGGAGGGCCTGATTGAGCTGATCGGCCGACGTGACATCGAGCTGCGGGATGCCGCTGTCGTCCTGGCCCTGATGCTCTACACCGACACCTTCAGCGGACGGATCCTGGTGACCTCCGCCCGGCTCTCAAAGGATCTCGGGATGCAGGACGCCGATGTGAGGGCTTCGCTCTCGCGGCTGAAACGCCACAACCTGCTGCGCTTCGTCAAGAACCAGAACACCGGTGAGCGCTACTTCCGGCTGAATCCGCTGATGGTGCGATCGTCCGGCAAGGAGTCGCTGATCGCCCAGGCGCAGCTGGAGTACGACCAGGCCTGAACGGCCGCTCAGTAACCATCACCTCGGAGACTGCAAATGACCAAGGAACGAATCAGCTACAGGGCCAACTGGTCGCGGTTGTTCAAGCGTGCTGGGACTGCTGCCTTGACCGTGCTTGCGTGCCTGGTTGGCCTGACCATCTGCGTGTTCGCGGCCCTGGGGTTTGTGAAGGCCGTGGCGATGGTGATTGCCATCGGCTGGCCGGCCGTGTTGTGGATCGCACTGGTTGGCGCCGGTGGCAGCATCAACCGCGAAGCGGCTGAGGCGCGCAAGAAACGCCGTGCCAGAACTGGCAGCGAGTTGCCACCAGGCTGGATTGAGGGGCGTTACTCGGTACGCTGAAGCGCATCTGCTCTCCACCGGTGCCGTACGTCTCCAATGAGGACCGCAGCCGCCTGGGTCTTGTCCATTGGGGCAGCGATGTGCCGCAGGATGTTCTCGACGCGGCCATGGCGGCGGCTGCTGGATGTTGCGCTGCTACCGCAACGCCGGAGGCCCCAGCGCCGAAGCGGCGGGCGCGGGCAGCGTCAGGTGAGTTCAAGGCGGATGACCCCACCACGCCTGATGTGAATGAGGCCTTTGAGGAGGGCTAAGGTGATGGCGCTCACCCAGGTGGTGCTGGGAAGTACATCACCATCGTCTTCCCCTGTTTCAGGTGTTGATGGTGGTGGTGGTGGTGAGAGCCCCTTGGCCCTGAAAGCTGAGGGGCTCTTCGCATGAAATGGGAACCGTTGCCGCCTGAGCTCTGGCCGTTTCCGCACTTCCTCTGCTATCTGCTGCGTGAGCTGAACCTGGCTGACACGCCGACGCTGCGGCAGCTCGAGGTGGCGAACTGGCTGGAGACTGGCCCGGACCGTTCGATCACCACCGCCTATCGGGGCCTTGGCAAGAGCTTTGAGTCGGGGGGCTATGCCCTGTGGCGGTTGCGGCATGACCCCTTCACGGAGAAGGTGCTGATCCCGGCGGCGACGGCCGAGAAGGCCGAGGAGGTCGCCACCTTCATGGCGCGCTGCATTCGTGACGTGGACATTCTGCGGTGCCTGGAGCCGCGGCCCGATGGCCGTTCATCGGTGAAGGCGTTTGATGTGGGCCCGGCGGTGATCGACCAGAGCCCCAGCTGCCGGACGGTGGGGATCCTGTCGCCATCGCTGACGGGCAAGCGCTGCACGCTGGCGCTGCCGGATGACATCGAGACCCTGAACAACTCGATCACACCGCTGAAGCAGGAACGGCTGGCCCAGGCGGTGACAGAGCTGGAGGCGATCATCAAGCCGGATGATCCGGGCTTTGATGCCACGGCGCCGCTGGACTTCACCCAGGCGGGGTTGCGGCAGGTGTTCCCCCGGCAGATCCGGTATCTGGGGACGCCGCACCTGGAGAGCTCGCTGTATCTGCGGCTGGTGCGCGAGCGGAACTATGCGATCCGGTTCTGGCCCGCGCGGTTCCCAAACCCGGCCAAGGCCGAGGAGTGGGACTGCTACGAGGGCAGCCTGTCGCCAGCGATTGCGGCGGCCGTGGAGGAGAACCCGGCGCTGGCGGGTGAACCGACCGACCCCGAGCGGTTCGGCCATGAGGAGCTGCTGAAGCGCGAGATGCGGATGACCCGTGCCTCGGTGCAGCTGCAGTACCAGCTGAACTGCCGGCTGAGCACCCTGGATCGCTATCCGATCCGGCTGGGTGACCTGATCGTGATGGACCTGGACGGCAAGGCGCTGCCTGATGTGGTGGTGTGGTCGTCGGATCCAGCGCAGCGGATTCAGGACCTGATCTGCGTGGGCCTGGGCGCTGATCGCTTCTACCACCGCCCGGCGGCCGTGAAGGGCTGGGTGCCGCAGGAGGAGACCTGGCGCTGCGTGCTGGCGGTGGATCCATCAGGCCGCGGCCGTGATGAGCTGGCCTGGGCGGTGCTGGCCGAGCTGAACGGCAATGTGTTCCTGCTTGAGTGTGGCGGCACCACACGGGGGTATGAGCCGGCGGTGCTGCAGTCGCTGGCGGAACGGGCGAAGCGGTGGAAGGCGAACTACTGCGTGGCCGAGAGCAACATGGGTGATGGCATGTTCACGGCCCTGCTGCAGCCGGTGATGGCCCGGGTGCATCCGCTCTCGATCGAGGAGGTGCGGGTGAGCCAGCAGAAGGAACGGCGGATCGTGGACACCCTGGCGCCGCTGGTGCAGCAGCACCGACTGGTGGTGAACCGTGAGCTGATCCGTCGGGACTATGCAGAGGCTGATCAGGACCCGGAGACGGGCCACCAGCGGTCGCTGATGTATCAGCTGAGCAGGATCACCACCGAGCGCGGCGCGCTGGTGTTCGATGACCGGATCGATGCGGTGGCGCTGGGCGCCAAGTTCTTCACCGATGCCGCTGCCCAGGACCAGAAGAAGGCCAGCAAGCAACGACAGGATGAGATCGATGAAGCCAATCTGAAGGCTTGGTTTGATGAGACTGGCGCCAGCATTGATGCACTGGCGCTGGGCTGGAAGCCACGGCTTCGCGGGATGGCCTACGGGGGCGTCAAGCGGTAGCTGCGTCGTCCTGGCGGGCGATCGGCACAACCTTGCCTTGCAAGGCAGAGAAGTCGAGCTTGCCGGCCATGCGCGAGCGCAGGGAGGCGGTGTCGCTCTCGGAGAGATTGGCGGTGATGGCGTTCTGCTTCAGCAGCTGCAGGGCGACGCGGAGGTCGTCGTTGCTGAGGGGTTCGAGGAGGTTGCCGTCGTCGTCGCGGGTGCCGCCGTTTTCGATGCGGGTCTTGACGGTTTCGACGACGGCAGCG